GAGTAAGACAAATGAACACCTTAAATCTCATCAAGAAGCAAATCGAGAAGGCATCTGCTCTTCACGATGCGCAAATTGCTAACACTGCATATCGTGGTGTTGAGTATACCTGCAAGCAGGATGGTGATGAAGTACATGGTACTTTTTGCTATCGTGGTCGCTCGTATGTAAAGTGAGATGGAAGCACTACAAATCGCTGGGATCGTATCCCTAAGTTCTGTAGCATTTCTTTCACTGATATATGGAGAGATCAAAGTTCTTTCCAAATAAACACAGGGGGGTTGATCCCCTCTTTTTTTATGTTATAATGTGGTGAAACAGCACAGTATTATGGAGAAAGACCGATTAAAACTCATTGTCAGAAATCTTGAATTACTTGTCGATTCATTGAAGGCGGAGGTATATTCTGATCCTGGTGCCTATGTAAATAAGCAAGAAAATTTTGACGACCCCCCACATTATGGGGACTATGATGAAGTATTTAATGATGACGATGGATACCCGGATTAAAGTAAAGAAAATTAAAAAACTTTCCAGATTACTTGAGAGGTTAATCGCACAAGATCACCTTTATAGTGAAGAACGTATTGTGGAGATGAAAGAAGCTCTATCTTCTGTAAAGGAACAGATTGCAGAAATGGAAAAACAAAATTACAAAGGATTTGGTAAATGAGTGTAAAACTGGTAAGCGTCACTCCTGATGCAGAGAAGACAATGGCATATGTTGCCAGAGTGTCGAATCCAAAAAATCAGACTAATGAAAATTATGCAAAACTGCTGGGTTATTGTATTAAGCACAACCACTGGTCTGTGTTTGAGCAAGCATTTATGACTCTTGAGATTGAGACTACACGAGGTCTGGCAGCTCAGATACTGCGCCATCGTAGTTTCACATATCAAGAGTTCTCACAGAGGTATGCCGATTCTTCACTTCTTGGTGATACGATTCCGATGTTTGACCTTCGTCGTCAGGACACCAAGAATCGTCAAAACTCTATTGATGATATTGATCCCTTTGTGAAGCAGGAGTTTGAAATCAAGATTCGTCGTCACTTTGATGAGGCAATGGTCTTATATCAATCTATGCTTGATGCCGGAATTGCAAAGGAATGTTCGCGTTTTGTGCTTCCACTGGCAACTCCTACTCGTCTTTATATGTCGGGGTCTGTCCGATCGTGGGCACATTACATCACACTTAGGTCTGCCAATGGCACCCAAAAAGAACACATGGAGATTGCAGAGGCATGTAAAAAGATTTTTGTGGAACAATTCCCGACTTGTGCAGAAGCACTGGAGTGGGTCTAAATATTTTTATCTTGGATTTTTAACAATGTCAACATATCCTGTAGTCAATACAAAGACTGGTGAGCAAAAAGAAGTGGTGATGAGTGTCCACGAATGGGATCAATGGAAAGAGGATAATCCAGATTGGACACGAGATTGGTCTGACCCATCAACCTGCCCAATGCCGGGAGAGGTTGGTGACTGGCAGAATAAACTAATTGCAAAAAATCCTGGTTGGAATGATGTGCTTGGAAAAGCAGCATCAGTTCCTGGTTCAAATATCAAGAAGCTTTAATATGGCAAGACGGAAAAGAGCATCTGCAACAGAGCAACCTATTGGAGTTGGACTGACCACGAAGCAGATGAAAAGAAAGAAACCACTGAGTTCTAGTTACTTGGTGGATATCGATCCACTTACGGACAATCAAAAACAATTGTTTGATTCGTATAAGGAAGGCAAGCACTTAATTGCATATGGTTGTGCAGGAACTGGTAAAACTTTTATTACCCTGTTCAATGCACTACGAGATGTGTTAAATGAAAACACTCCTTATGAGAGAATCTATCTTGTTCGTTCTCTTGTAGCAACCAGAGAAATTGGTTTTCTTCCTGGTTCTCATGAGGATAAGGCAGACATCTATCAGATTCCATATAAAAATATGGTGAAGTATATGTTCCAGATGCCTAGTGATGCAGACTTTGAGATGCTCTATGGTAATCTCAAGGCACAGGAAACAATTAAGTTCTGGTCCACTTCTTTTCTTCGTGGAACTACACTTGATAATGCGATTGTAATTGTTGATGAATTCCAGAATCTCAACTTCCACGAACTTGATAGTATTATCACTCGTGTTGGTGAAAATACACGTATTTGCTTCTGTGGCGATGCACGTCAGTCTGATCTGAACAAGGCAAATGAAAGAAATGGTATCGTAGACTTTATGAACGTCTTGCGTAAAATGCCATCTTTTGATATAATCGAATTTGGGATTGATGATATTGTTCGTTCCGGTCTTGTCAAAGAATATCTCACTGCAAAAATGGAATCAGGTTTTTAATGTTTAATCATATTGATATTAGTCTCCCTCAACTTGAGAGGGAGACTATTGATGGGGTGAGATATTACTCTGTCCCCGACGAAAATGAACTCCTTCGACTGGTCTCCATCACTTCTGTGACCAGTCATTTTAATAAAGAAATCTTTGTTAATTGGAGAAAAAAGGTTGGCAATGAAGAGGCAGATCGTATCACAAAGGCTGCCACAAGTCGTGGTACGGATATGCATACTCTCACTGAGCATTTTTTAAAGAATGAAGAACTTCCAAAGGTTCAACCAATTTCCGATTTTCTCTTCAAGATTTCTAAAAATAAACTCAAGAATATAAATAATATTCATGCCCTAGAAGGTTCCCTATATAGTAAGCAGTTAGGTATTGCTGGAACCGTCGATTGTATTGCAGAATACGAGGGTGAGTTAGCAATAATTGACTTTAAAACTTCAAAGAAACCAAAACCACGAGAGTGGATCGAACACTATTTTGTACAGTGCATGGCATATGGTTGTATGCTGTACGAACTGACTGGTATTTCAGTCAAAAAACTTGTAATCATTATGGCTTGTGAAAATGGAGAATGCGTCGTCTATGAAGAACGAGACAAATCAAAGTACATCAAACTTCTTACCGAATATATTAGAAAGTTTGTTAGAGATAAACTGGAACTCTATGGAACCGAATAAAGAACTAGAACAAGCAATTCAAAGTAAATTTCTAACACCTTCTAAGTTTGCGATTGAAATTGAGAAAATTGTTGCCGAAGAAAAAATCAATTACATTGATGCAATCGTACACTATTGCGAACTCAATGAACTTGAGGTGGAATCGGTAACGAAACTTGTATCCAAACCACTGAAAGAAAAACTGAAGTGGGATGCTACGAGACTTAACTTTATGAAACGAACTTCGAGAGCAAAACTACCACTATGATTTCTCGTGATGAACTCATGCACCATCGACTACAAGCATGGTTGCGTGAGAACAAATGTGATGATATTGAGTATCTTGGTGAATATGAAGATACTCTAGGAATTATGAAATATTGGTATCGTATTGCCGACCATGAAGTCACAGTTGATTGTATTGAAGATCTTGAGTTAGTCGATGCTGAAAGTGAGTCCCTTTGAAACCTACCAACATTATCTTTCATTAAAGAATCATTTTACTAATCCAAAATATGATTTCTTTAAGTATGGTGCGAAGACCCGTGCCAGTATGTCGTCATTTAATAAACGACGCGATAAATACTGGTTCGAAAAAACTTCACGTAAATACTCTGATGAAGAAATCATAGATTTTCTTGTATCTAATTTTACTGCCGCCGATAACCCACAAAACCTATGGATCGGAGAAATTATCAATTCTGGAGAAAGAACTTACTCCGATTGGAAAAAGAGGAAACAGAGTTCGACTTACTTGTTCAAAGAACAAAGCAACGAATTACTCTCGAACAACGAATTAGAGAGTCTATTCGATTGTTCGAAAGGACACCCAATCCTATTAAAAAAATTCCTTGGTGGAAACGTAAGTCTTGAGACGATGGTCATCTATGATAGGATCTTTTCGTTTAGGAAAAGGTTTGATAAGAAACTGACTGATCCTGTGTGGGAAACCGTCAGTTTGAAAATTCAAAAGTATAATCCTTTCCTAAATATTGACGTATTCAAATTTAAAAAGATTTTACGGGAAATATTAGATGAGTGAGTTTTTCGAATCCGAAATCATTCAAGAAGAATTGAATGAGATTAATAGAATGCAAGAAAAAATCTATGGAAGTCTTTTGACTTTCGGTTCAATGTCCCGTGAAGAAAAAATTGAACACGTTGATTTGCTGACAGTCTTGCTGGAAAAGCAGCGAGTGATGTATACTAGACTCTCTCTTTCAGATGACCCACAAGCGGTCGAAATGAAAGAGAACCTTCGCAAATCAGTCGCAATGATGGGTTTCCCACCAGAGACTGATATGCAATTCTTATTCAATAGTATGAGTGCTACAATCAAATCTCTCAAGGATTATATTGACACTTGAGACGACCACTGTTATACTATCCAAGTAAATCCAACGAATCCAAACTAATCTAAGGTAATCCAAATGAGCTTCGCAGACCTTAAAAAGCAATCCAAACTTGGCTCCCTGACCCAAAAACTGGTCAAGGAAGTCGAAAAAATGAATAATGCAGGTAGTTCAGGCGATGATCGTCTGTGGAAACTGGAAGTAGACAAAGGTGGTAACGGTTATGCCGTTATTCGTTTCTTGCCTGCTCCTGAAGGTGAAGACCTTCCTTTTGTCAAACTGTATTCCCATGCCTTCCAGGGTCCTGGTGGATGGTACATTGAGAACTCTCTGACCACTCTGGGTCAGAAGGATCCTGTGTCTGAATACAACACGATGCTGTGGAACAACGGCACCGATGCTGGTAAGGATGCCGCACGTAAGCAGAAACGCAAACTGACTTACATTACTAACATCTATGTGGTCAAAGACCCTGCCAATCCTCAGAATGAAGGTAAGGTCATGTTGTACAAGTTCGGTAAGAAGATCTTTGACAAGATCACTGCCGCAATGCAACCCGAGTTTGAAGACGAGGAAGCAATCGATCCGTTCGACTTCTGGCAAGGTGCTAACTTCAAACTGAAGGCAAAGAACGTTGCCGGTTATCGTAACTATGACTCTTCTGAGTTCGCACGTCAGGATGCACTGCTTGACGATGATGATGCTATGGAAGCAATCTGGAAGAAGGAATACTCTCTGGAAGAGTTTGTTGCTGCCGACCAGTTCAAGTCCTATGATGATCTGAAGAAGCGTCTTGATTATGTTCTTGGTATCAAGGGCACTCCTAAGTTCCAGGATCAAGAAACTGTTGAAGAGGAAGAAGAGTTCCGTCAACAGAATCGTGGCGAGAGCAATCCTATGCCTCAGTCCATGAAGGAAGAACTGAACTCCCTGTCTAGCAGCAGTGGTGGATTCAATGATCCCGATATCACTCCATCTTCTAATGATGACGATGATACCCTCTCATACTTCGCAGCACTCGCAGCAGACTAAATGAGATGGACCTACGAGAGGGTCTGCCTGACCCTCTTGGTTATTGCTACTTACTATGGTTTAATATTCAAATAAGAGACTTCGGTCTCTTTTTTTTTATGGATTTGTGACCCTTGTATTTTCTGTTCTGATTACAGTATCACTAACGTACTCTGAAGAACGTCCATAAATCATAATTTCTCTCATATCATTAAGGAACTGTTGTAGATATGAAGGTTTTAGTAAGTAAATAGAAGATTTTTCATTATTTTTTCTAACCTCATATTCATAGTTACTTACACTATCTACAGGATTCAGATTTCCTAATGGGTTACTTGGATTTGGAATAGAGAAGTTTGAATCAACAACTTTACCTGCTGGAAGAATTAATCTCCCTTGAGCATCTTTTACTTCTTTTGTTTCATAATGATGTATTGAGTTTATTCCAGTTACACCATACTTATTTTCCGAATACTTATAAAGATCACGGTTTGATAATGGCCATTGATCTCTGACTCTTGTGATATTTGCAGTCATCAGAACAACCCAATCGAGTTCTGAATCACCATAAAATTCTTCTGCAACTGTATCAGGTCTTGCACCATCTACAATTTCATATTTCTCAAAGACAGTGAATACATTTTGCAAGTCATCACGCAACTTATTTCTTCTGAATAAGTTTTTAACCCTCAGATAGTTCTGTGATGAATTACTATCCGAAAGAAAGGATTGATAATCAACTTCTGGTAGTTCTCTGAAGTATCCCATTTTAGTATCCTACTCCTGATCCTGAGACCTCTGTATAGTCAACATCATAAACCGGTTCAATCTCTTTGAAACTTAAGTCCATAACCATAGAAACTGGTGTTCCGTCTGGATAAGTTGCATATGTTCCATCAGCAGTATAGTTAACACTGACATTTTCAAGGAAACACTGCTTAAACTTATTTAAGAACTTATGTTCTCCCTGACCCTGACGATATCTTAACTCAAAGACATTTGGTGTGCGAAGAAATGTATTTTGAGCACCTGCTTCATTAATTGCCGCATTACTACTACCAACTTTTGGTGCCATACTTTGCTTGAAACATCTTATAATATTTTTTATTTCATCTGCCTCCGTCTGACTTCTTGGAGTCATTTTAAATGAGAATCTAAAAGATCTCAAAGTTGGTCCATTAAATAAGAGTTCCATATTTGGATTTAAGATCTCACCTGTTGTTCTTGCAAGAAGTTGATTTGGTGTGATATTAGCACCCAACATTCCTGCTGCAGATGCTGCCAGTTGTCTGGTAAAGAAACCTTGAAAACCTCCTAGACCTCCACTTTTGTTAGTTATACTTTGTATAGTTTGTCCGAGTTCGTTCATTACCGCCGTCGCACCAGCATCTGGACCTTTACTGAAAGCTCCACCTGCTTCCATTACCGACTTAATACCACCGATGGCAGCACCGGCAATACTATTCAGTTCCGAAGAACCATATCTGGCAGCATTGGTATCAGAAATATTAGAGGGAATTGGGAGTAATATTGTTTTAGAGTTTTTCTTTCCCTGATTTCTTCTGTCTCCTACTTCGCTTGTAATAACATTAGTCTTACCTTTTCCAATCGGCACATAGTTGACAACATCTATCTGCAGATAATCCGTGGACTCTGCTATCAATGTATAAGGATATCGATAAACTTTTTTCTCTGCCATTTATCTTTTTCTAACTATTTAGATCGTACATTAGCAAAAGCAAGTTCTATAACATCAGACATCTCTTCTGGGTAGATTTCATAGAGTCCACTGAACATTTGATTATAATCATATTGTCTTCTATCACGCCAGTGAAAGTTGATTCCACGAAATCCCCAAGAGAATACTTCAGTCACACCTACGAGAGGATACTGATCATATTGTATTCCTGGTGTTTTGGCATTATAAAAGAAAGTGTAATATTTTCCTGCAGTTGGAATCTTTCCACCTTCAGACAAAACTCCAATCAAACTTTCCATAATATCATCGGCAGTTTCTACTCCAACGAAACTATCAATCACTCCACGCACACGATTATCATTATCATCTGTGGGTCTTCTTCTTTGTTTTAGAGTTTTTCTTGGCATTACTTAATACCTAAGTCTGATTCCGTAAGGACCTTAAACTCATAACCACGATCTAAACACCATTCTTTGGCAGCATTCCACTTTGCCTGATTCTTGGCATACTCAACGACTTCATAGATATAACCCTTTGTCTTTCTTTTTTGGACTTTGGGTTCTATACATTGCTTATATGGTTTAATCTCAATAATCATTTTTTTAATCTTACCATTCTTATCCTTTACCTTGATATAAAAGTCTGGGAAGTATCTATGGTATCTGTTATCAATGGGTGAACGATATGGAACAACAACTTCTTCACTCCCCCACTCTAAAATATTCTCATTAGTATCACAATATACACAAAACTTTCTCTCCCAGAGAGAACGATAGATTATATTTGTTGGATCACCCTTGTACTTTTTGGGATAAGATGGTTGATATTTTCCCTTATATGACATCTAAATAACTAATAATAAAAGCAAATCTTACAGGTATTTAGAGTGGCTCGTTCCCTTATAAGAAATATACAACCGAGAGACGTTAAAAAATTATTTGGTAACTTATCGCAGACTAATTATTATCAGGTAGACTTTTCGTCTCTTTCTACTTTTGCACAAAATCAAGAACTTATAAATTATTTGAGTAAAAGAGGTGTTGATAAGGATTTTATTTCTAGGGATGCAGGACTTCTCTGTTCTGAGGCATCATTGCCGGGAACTAGTCTTGCGACTGCAGAAGTAAAAGACAACTTTATGGGCATATCTCAAGAATTTGCACATACGAGATTATATACTGATTTTGATTTTACTTTTTATGTTGATACTGATTATAAGAGTATAAAGTTTTTTGAGGGATGGATTGATTTTATTAGTAGTGGTAGTGAAGCAGTAGACCAAGCAAATCCTTTGAATTCAAATTATTATCGTAGAATGAGATATCCAGATACTTATAAATGCCAAACTGTAACAATTACAAAGTTTGAAAGAAATGTTGGTAACACTAATACAATAAAATATTCTTTTATTAATGTATTTCCAAAGACAGTTAGTGCCATTCCTATTTCATATGGTGGTGCAGATATATTGAGAGTTTCTGTAAGTTTTAATTATGATCGATATGCCATAGATATTTCTGGATTTTCTAAAGGTCAGCAAGGTAAATTTACGGATGTTACGCAATCTTCTGCCGAACAATCTGCAGCATATCAGAATAGATTAAAATCATTATCAACGAACTCTCAAACAGTCAGACAATCACAAACAAAATCAACTTCAACTGGTCCAGTAAAATCAACACCAGTTTCTACTCCCGCTGCCAGAAATCTTCAAGAAGTTGCTGAAACTGGAGGAGGATCAAGTAGAGAATTGACTCTTCAAACACTTCTCAAAAGATATGGTGGAGATACTGCTAGAGCATATACTGAACTTGATTCAATGTTCCCTGATAGAACAAAAGGTATCTCACGATAACCTTCTAAATAATCATACCTGAATTGTATCGCATACTATGCCATTACCCAAGATTAATACACCAACTTATGAGTTGACATTGCCTTCGACTGGAAAGAAGATTAAGTATAGACCCTTTCTTGTGAGAGAAGAAAAGATTCTGATTATGGCAATGGAATCTGAAGATATGAACGAGATTACCAATGCCATCGTTCAAATTCTTTCTGATTGCATTATTTCTAATGATGTAAAAGTAGAATCCCTTGCAACTTTTGATATTGAGTATTTGTTCTTGAATGTTCGTGCCAAATCTGTTGGTGAAAGTGTAGAAGTTAATGTGACTTGTCCAGATGATGAAGAAACACAAGTAGAAATGTCTATCGATATTGATACGATTAAAGTTCAAAAGACCAAAGGGCATAAGAATATTATCAAACTCGATAATGATCTTTCGATGAAACTTCGTTATCCTTCATTGGAGCAGTTTGTAGAAAATAATTTTGAAACTGCAGATGGGACCAGTGAAGTTGGTCAGTCACTTTCAATGATTACATCGTGTGTTGAGATGATTTATAATTCGGAAGAAAGTTGGGAAGCATCTGATTACTCGAAGAAAGAACTTGATGAATTTATTGAGCAGTTGAATACAAAACAGTTCAAGGAAATTGAAAAGTTTTTCACAACAATGCCAAAACTTTCTCATACTATTGTAGTAAAAAATCCAAAGACAAAAGTAGAGTCAGAAGTTGTTCTTGAGGGATTGGCAAGTTTTTTCAGTTAGGTATGGCTCATACCAATCTTGAGTCATACTACAAGATAAATTTTGCCCTGTTACAGCATCATAAATATTCATTAACAGAGCTAGAAAATATGATTCCTTGGGAAAGAGAAGTTTATCTTGCTCTTCTCCAACAGTATATTGAAGAAGAAAACCTAAAAGCACAGCAAAGTGGAATCTAATTTAAATCTACCATCAAGTACGACACCAAAATTAAACGTTCAAACTGTCTCATCGGCAATTTTTGGGAAAGATGGTGGATTAAAAGGTTCCATTAAAAATATTCACGGAACCATTGGTAAATTAGCAGGACATTTTAGAAAAGCTATAATCCGTATCGGTGTATTAGAGAAAAAATTATTTGCTGTAGAAAAAAGACTTACCATAAGTGAGGAAAAAACTGCAAAAATAATTAATATTCTAAAGACTCAAAAATCAAATGTAGGTGCAAAAATAACTGCAACCGGAGGAAAAAATAACTTAGAGAAAAAGTTTTCAGAATTAGAAAAGAAACGTACATTAAATACTGAAAAAATCACTAAAATAAAGGATATATTAAAGACACAAAAAAGTAATATAGGGAAAAAATTACCTGGTAGTGATCAAGATAATTTAGAAAAAACACTTACAGAAACAAATAAACTTCTTGTAGAAATACAAAAAGAATTATCAAAAGCATTTGCTTCAAGAGCAGATGATCAAAGAAGAAGACAAGATAATCTTAGAAGGGCACAATCAAAGAGAAAACTTCAAAGAGAAGAAAGTCAGCTGGAAAAGTCATCGAAGAGACTTGGAGAATCTGTTGCAAAGAATGCTAATGATATTGTTTCTCCGGTGAAGGGAATTTTTGGTCGAATTATGGACTTTATCGGAACAATGGTTCTCGGTATTGCATCAAATGCAGTGTTTGAATGGTTGAAGGATGAAGACAATAGGAAAAAAGTAGAGGGTTGGTTTAACTGGATTAAAGATCACTGGAAGTGGGTTGCTGCTGGTATTGGTGCTCTAGCACTTATACCTTTAGTTGGTGCAATCGGAAGTGTGATTGGAGTAATTGGATCGGCTGTTGCCGTAATTAAATTGGCAATGATGCCACTTTTAGCATTATTACTCAATCCTTTGTTCTGGAAAGCAATGTTGATTGTTGGTGCTGGTGTTCTTCTTTATAAAGCTGGAGAAACTTTATTTAAAACGGCTAGAGGTGGAATTACAGGTGGTCAGAAATTTAATGCGGCACATGATATTTTGGATAAAAAAATGGAGGATGCCGGACTAGTTGTACGTGGTCCTAATGCCGGTAAAGAAAAAAGTAAAAGTAAAAGAGGAAGAGGTTTCACATATTCTGATCCTACGGATCCTGAAAAGATGAAAGTTGCCGAAGAAGTGAAAATGAAGAGAAAGCAGTTGTATGATTTGCGAGATGAGATGAATAATGAAATTAAAACAGAAACTGCAAAAATAGAATCTTCCGGTCCCACTCTTAAAGGTGAATCAATTAGTGGTCAACCAGAAATGAGTAGAGCAAAAATAGAAAAAGGTATTAGAAAAAAATATGAGGAAAAAATATTCAATCTAGTTCCAGAAGTTGGTCAACCAGAATCATCCGCACCCGAAAAGAGAAAGATGGGTGGTCCTGTAAAAGCAGGAATGCCCTACATTGTTGGTGATCAACTTGGAATGAAAACAGCAGAATTGTTCGTTCCTCATGTTGATGGCACAATCATAAGCAACCAAAAAACACAAAAAGTATATCAAAATCTAACTTCAAGAAAAAGAGGTCGTGGTGGAGTTAATATTTCAACTTTGCCAATGATTACAAATCAATTGCCACCACCAGAAGTTCAATTGCCAAGTGATTCTGCTACCGATGTTCCAGAGATTTCTAGTGTAAATATGACAGATCCTTATCGTCAATTGAGTCCTATGCTATATGGTATAACGGTGTAGTAACATGGCAGCACCATTGATTGCTGGATTAGCAAGAGCATTTGCATCTCAAGGAGTAAGGAAAGTTGCGGCTCAAGGTGCTAAAAAAATTGCAAAAGATAAGATAAAATCCACATTAAAAGACAAAGTAAAAGATAAAACCAATAAAAAATTATCTAAAAAATCTCAAATAATATCGTCCAGTGGAGATTCGGAAGTAAATGTCATTCAAAGACGAACCTTTGAAGATACAGATTATTCTGCAGATTCCAGATCTACTTCAGATAGGTCATCAATACAATCGGCATCTACATCTTTATCACCAGTAAACCAACTGAAGATGAATGTAAAAAACATTCACAAATTCTTATTGAATCGAAATAAGAAGAATGCAAAACTTCAGAGTGAAGATAAAAGAATTTTAAGAACACAAGTAAGTAGAGATAAATTTGCATTGAGAGAAAGGAAATTAGAGGCTTCTCCTTTTGGCAAATCACTTAAAAATATAAAAGATTCTGTTCCATCTCCCAATGAAGATGGTAATATATTAGATAAATTATTAGAATTTATTGGTGTAATTATTTTGGGAGTTATTGTTAATGGTCTTCCTGCAATTGTTGAAAAAGTTCAAGAAATTATTGATAATATAGTTAATTTCTTAACTCCTATTCAAAGTGGATTTAATCTCATAAAGGCATTCTTTACCGGAGAATTGGATCAGGTAAAATACAATGCAGATAGAAAAAGAGTTGATGGAGCACTCGAATCATTTGAAGCAGATGGTGGTTTGATTGATCAAATGGCAGAAAAGTTGGGACCACTTGGAGGTATAGTTAAACAATTGAAACCATTAACAGGAATGTTAAGGAAACAGGTTAAGGGAAAAAATGTTGTTCTTGCCAAAAAGGGTGGAAAGGAAGGATTTCTGGATAAAAAAACTGGAGAATTTACTGAAAGAGAATGGACTTCAGAAGAAAGAGAAACGATGTATGGAACAAGAGGTTCTGGTGATAGTGGTGCACCCGGAGACACTGAAGGTGGAGGTGGAGATGTTGAAGGAGCTGGATCGACTGATGCAAATAATGTTTCTGGTTATCCGATTACAAGTCATTATGGTAGAAGATGGGGAAGACTGCATGGAGGAATTGACGTTGGAACCCCAACAGGAACAGCATTGGCTCTGAGTCATTCTGGAGAGGTAATATACTCCGCACTACATGGTGGATATGGAAATATGATTGATGCATGGGTTCCTGCTCTCAATGTTCAATTTAGATTTGCACACTTGACTAAGAGATATAAGAAAACTGGAGAAAAATTTAAGGCGAATGAAGTTCTTGGTTTGACTGGTGGTGGTGCTGGAGATCCAGGAAGAGGAACATCTACAGGACCTCACTTGCATTATGAAATTGATACTGCAAGAGGTGGAGCAAAATATGGTGGAGCAAGAAATAAAGCACTTCTCTACCGAATGGCAAAAAATGTTAAACTCGGAAATATTTTGCCATCAACTGGTGATGGAGAAGGTGGAGGAATTGATATAATTAAAGGCAATATGCCAACCAATGAGAAAGTTGCACAAATACAACAAATATCCCATCCAGATCCAACAGGAAATGTTTCCACATATTATTATGTTCAACCTTATGAAACCATTCAAAATCAAATAGTCACATTCCCGATTCCAGTATCTAACAAATCAATGAGTCGTGGTAGAAATGAACTTAATCCTTTATGGGAGATGTGAATAAATGAATAAGACAACTATTAAAGAACTTCAAAAAGTAAAGTTGAACGTAAAAAACATTCATAGTGTTTTAATCAATGCCAACAAAAAACAAGAGAAATTAAGTTCATCAATAACAGATTTGGAAAAAAGGGAAGAACAAAAAAAGAAATTCGAAGCAAAGGAAAGAAGATTAGAATCTCCATTTTCATCTTCACTGGATAATATTAAAAAAAGTGTTAAACCTTCTGGAGATGAAGGTGGAGGAAACATTTTCGATAAACTGTTTGAATTTATAGGATTATTGCTTGCAGGAATTGTAGTTAATGCTCTACCTGGGATTCTTAAAAAAGGTAAGGAAATAATCGATGGAATTACGAGTTTCTTTGCTCCTATTCAAAGTACTTTTAGATTAATCATAGGATTTTTAACAGGTGAATTAGACAAATCAGATTACGATGCAGATAGAAAAAGAGTTGATGATGGTTTCAATCAACTTAACAAAAAAGGTGGATTAGTTGATAAAATGTTAGATAAAACTGGACCTTTAAAACCACTAATAAAAAAATTACTAAATGCATTTAATTTAGGATCTAAAAAAAGTAAAAATATAGTTCTTTCTAAACAAGGTGGTAAAGAGGGATTTTATAATAAGGAAACTAAAAAATTCACTGAAAGGCAATGGACTTCCGAAGAAAGAAGATCCTATGAGGGTGATGATGAAGATGATGGTGACGTACCTGCCGGAAACATATCAACCTTAGTTCCAGAAGGTGGATTAAAAGGTCTTACTGATGATGATTGGAAAGAGCTTGCATATATTGTTAGTGGTGAAGCACAAAGAGGAACAGATGATGAATATGGTGTTGCCGCAAATGTATTAACTCGTGTTGCACATCCAGCATGGCCAAATAATATTAGAGATGTTGGAAGACAAAGTGGTCAATATGAAGCAGTATACACTGGAAAGGCAAGATATGAACCAGCACTTGCTCAGAGTTTAAAAGAAAATCAAGGAAAAATAGCAGATGCACTAAAAAAATTGAATGGTAGAGATTCTTTTAAAGGAACTAGTCAATACAAAAATATGGGATCTGAAGATGTTAAGTTTTCTCCAAGAGGAAACTTTTATCATTATGGAAGTCAACGGAAGAAAAGTGATCCACCACCACCAAATCCCGATCAAAATTGGAAAAAGTGGATTGAAGATGCAGAAGCACCTATGGGTGAAGGTGGATCACTTTCTATGTTCTCTCCGTTAATTGATAAAAATAAACTAGATACTATTAATCAACCAATGTATGAGGATATGGACGATGAAGAAGAAATGGTAAATATTTCTATTCAACCTGTAAATACAATAAGAACATCTTACATTTATAAACCTATTCCCCTAAAAACACGAGGAGAAATGAGATCAACCTCACCACAACTATCACCAATATGGAGTGCTTAATATAAAATGGCAAGTTCAGCAGACGCAGCAAATTATCAGTTACTTACAATAACTAAAAATGGTAAAGAGATTCGATTAGATGGAAAGACTACGAGTTTTGACTATTATGAAAGTGTACTAACACCCAATATAACTGCTGTAATGACTTTTGTTGACACTGGTGGCGCAGTAGAATATGATAAAGAATATGATAAGCAACAAAGATTGGGTGGAATTTATAATGCACTTCCAATCACTGGTGATGGATCGGAAGAAGTGAAGTTTAAAATTGCCTCAAAAATGGGAACACTTGACTTTTCTAGAACTCCATTATATGTTAATGGATCTGTTAATCCCGATCAACGATCTCAGAGTGAATCTATAGTTTTAAGTCTTGTTTCAAAATCTGGCATCACAAATCAAGAGACACACGTCAAAAAGAACTATTCGAATAGGACTAATATTACTGACGCCGTAGAATCTATTGCAAAAAATATTCTCAAACTTGATAAACTTCAGGTAGATAAGACATCGAATAAGTATCCTTTCATAGGTAACAATAAATCCCCATTTGATGTTATTATGATGTTGGCATCAAAATCTGCACCAGAAAATGGAAATCCCGGTTTCTTCTTCTATGAAACTCGTGATGGGCATAGTTTTAAGGCAATCGATAGTTTGATTGATAAAGAACCAGTAGCAACTTATTACAAAAGAGAAGATGGACGATCAAGTATTAATACTAATACCGATTTTAAGATTCTATCTTTTAGTGTCATTAAAAACCAAAACTTGATTAATGCTCTAAAGTCTGGGGTTTATTCAAATCGTAGAGTGGTTTTTAATCCAAAAACATTCAAGGAAGAAGAGATTGATTTTAATCTTGAGTCTTTGGAAAAAGCATTGGGGAAGAAAGAAGTACCAAGACCAAAAGACAGGAAGTATACGAGAGTATTGTATAGTGTAAAAGATGTTGGAGCACTTTCTCCAGAAATCAAAGAATCTAATGAAGGTGACATTAACTCTTATCAGGGTGCAGTTCAGATGAGGTATAATTTATTATTCACACAGCAAGTGAAAATACAAGTTCCCTGTAATCCAAATCTCAAGGCAGGTGACATCATTAAATGTGATCTAGAAGTGATTACACAAGACGAAAAAGTTCAGGGAGTTTCAGATCCTGTTGAGAGTGGAAATTATATGATTTTAGATCTATGTCATCATTATGATACAAAAAGATCTTATACATCAATGACTCTTGTTCGTGATACCTATGGTCTATATACTAATAAAAGCTAGAGATGGCAAATAATATCGGATACGATATCGGTAATAATAAGTGGTTTCTTGGTCAGGTTCCTCCTGGGCAGAATCAGCACAGGGAAGGTGTTTTGTGGAAAGATGCACACGGTGATAGAGTAAAGGTCAGAATACCTGGAATGCATCCAATGTCTAGTAATGATGATGCTACTGAAGTATTGGATTCTGAACTGCCTTGGGCAATTGTTGCAAAGCCAACAACGCACGGAAATCTCAATAATCAATCAAGTGGTATCTGGGGCGGAGAATGGGTTATTGGATTCTTTTTAGATAGTGATTGTCAGATTCCAGTAATCACTCAAGTATTAGGTAATAACTATCCAGGAGAAATCAGAGAATCAACAAACGGAACTACTCTGGGAAAGAGAGTAAAAAGATATACTAGTGGCAATCCATCAAATAATACTCAAATCAAAGCACCTAATGCAGCAAAGTCCAAGTTTGAAAAAAAAGATCTGCCAGGACCAAAAGAGGAAGTTATACCACCACAAGAACAATCTGAAGAACAACCTGTAGGATTTTCGGAGTCAGAAGGTGTAATACAACCAACACAAGAAGAAGATGATTTCTTTGAGGGTACTGCCGAACCATTAGATCCATCTGAAGATGCTTTTGGTAGCACTATAGAGCAAACACCTGCTGAAGCAGCTGCTCAAAGAGAAAGAATAAGACAAAACCAAACAGTTGAACGAGCAATTGGAAAAATGAATACTGGTGATATTGCAGTTCAACCTGGAGGAGTTGCTGTAAATAGAACTCCTACTCCAGATGAACTTAAAGAATTTGAATCTAAAGGATATAGATATGTTCCTGGTTCTGATGGTGGTGGAAAAATTGTTAAAAATGTGGGACAAAACTATGGATAATAAATATCTGAACAGGAGGTAAAACTATAAATGGCATATACTGAAGAGGAACTTTTTGTACGGACAGTTGCGGCGGAAGCAAGAGGTGAAGGTCAAATTGGTCAAGCTCTTGTCGCTAGGAGTATTCTAAATCGTGCTGGTCTCATCCAAAGTGGTACTGTTGGAAAGGGAACGTTTCTAGCAAATGATGCCAGTATAACTGGTGTCATTTATGGTAAAGGACAATATCAGGTTGTTAGTGACGGATCTATTAATAAAAACTTTTCCAAGGCAGAACTTGATAGTGCTAGAAAAGCAATTGCCATCGCCAGAAATCCTGCAGATTTGAGAGGCAGACTAGAGGCACAAAACATACCTCCAAACGAGATTAATAGTATGATGGGTTCAACCGGTTTTAGAACTGGTTCGGCATTTAATGATCCATCTCAAAATGTAAATGTAACGAAGGTTGGAAATCATTATTTTAATACTGCAGGAAATAGTACACTAAAAACTCCAAATGCTAACGTAAAGACAACAATAAGTCCAGGATCTACTGAATCTCCTGCAGATATTCGAACTGCAAGTGATCCTGCAACAGGAGTAGAAACTAAGAGTAATAAACCAGTACCAGTACCAGACACTGAACTAGAGTTTGACAATCAATTTGGTCAATTAAGTAATGATGAAATTGATGCTAAAATAGAAGAAAATAGGAAAGAAATTGATGAATTAAATGAGAAATCATCAGACTTATGGACTGATGAGGAAAAAGAAAAATATAAAGAGATATCAGCAGAAACAGATGCATTAATCAAGGCAAAAGTTGGCAATGATTTACAAGAAGGTATTCCAGAAGAATGCAATGCAAGAGAAACTGCGAAAGGATTTACATTTAAAGATACTCCTGATTGTGAAAAGTATTTTAATAGTGTTTCATTTAAAAATGCACTCGCATATTATAAAACCGAAAGAGATCTTCCAAATCCTTGTGGGACATCAGAGATGTCCAAGATTAACACGACACTACAAAAGTTTTTTGAGGCAGTTAAAGGAATCAAAAAATACGGTGATCTTTATGTAAATGGAACGATAAACAAACTACAAAACATCACAGCATTAATTAGAAATACATCTGATATTATTGGTGCAGTTCTTAAAACTCTTATAAATCGACTGCGAGATTTCTTATTAGATAAAATTAGAAAGGGTATTTCAGATTTGATTAATATGCTTCTTCCAACAGTAGCAAAAGTAATCAAAAATACTATCATTCAAGCAGTTGTTGATAATATCTTCTGTGCGTTTAAGGATATTGTTAAGAATCTTGTTAATATGGCAGGAGACTTCTTATTTGAGTTAGTCGGAAAGATTGTTAATGTTCCTTTCTGTGCCGCACAACAATTTACCAATGCACTTGTTAATAATATTGCGGCGATTGTTGATAATGCAGTTGGTCCAATTTTAGATAAGATTAATGATGTTCTTGGTGGTGTTACAAAAATTGTCGGCAATGTATTTCAGGCACTTGACTTTATTCTTGGATTTGAGGCATTCTTATGTGCAAAACCAAATTGCCCAGAAATTAAAAAGTTTAAGGCAAGTCCTTGGGGTGGACCATCTCAGGCAGAAATTGATAATTTTGCACAATTTTTGGATGTACCATCAGAAAGTGAAATTGTTGAGGGTGCAATAGATTTTATTGATAAACAATCAATATTTGGACAACCTCTTGGAGATGCGGCAGGAAAATTCCCATCAAGCACAACTGACTGTGATGTCAGTGCATTTAAGTGTGGACCACCGAGTATTGAAATCTTTGGAGGTGGAGGTGCAGGTGCGGTTGCAGAAGCAATCGTCGATAATGTCGGAAGAACAATCGGGGTAAATCTTATAAACGGTGGTTCTGGATACACAAGACCCCCATTTGTATCTTTTGTAGATGGTTGTGGGGATACTTTCACAAGTGGATATGCGGTGATCAGTGAACCTGGAACTGGTGGAACTGGAACTGGTGGAACTGGTGGAACTGGAACTGGTGGAACTGGTGGAACTCCTGTAACTGCTGGAGGAACTGGTGGAACTCCTGTAACTGCTGGAGGAACTGGTGGAACTCCTGTAAATGTAGGAGGAATTGGTGGAACTCCTGTAACTGCTGGTGGAACTGGTGGAACTCCTGTAACTGCTGGTGGAACTCCTGTAACTGCTGGTGGAACTCCTGGAAGTGCTGGAGGAACTGGTGGAACTCCTGTAAATGTAGGAGGAATTGGTGGAACTCCTGTAACTGCTGGTGGAACTGGTGGAACTCCTGTAACTGCTGGTGGAACTCCTGTAACTGCTGGTGGAACTCCTGTAACTGTAGGAGGAACTGGTGGAACTCCTGTAACTGTAGGAGGAATTGGTGGAACTCCTGTAACTGTAGGAGGAATTGGTGGAACTCCTGTAACTGCTGGTGGAACTCCTGTAACTGCTGGTGGAATTGGTGGAACTCCTGTAACTGCTGGTGGAACTGGAACTGGAACTGGTGGAACTGGTGGACAAGTTGTCGATATTATCTTAACAACAACTCCACCGGCACCACCAAGAGATGGAAGAACAGAGTTTGATCCACCATCAGATGTTGTTGTAGAACAACCATCAAATGACTTTGTTGTTTGTTTAGAAGGATTTAGAATTCTAGATACTGGTGTTGGATATACCGTAAATGATAGTATTACTATCACACCGGATATTCCTGGACTTACCGCGGCAGTTCAGATGACAGAATTTGGACAAATTGTAAGTATTCAGGTTGGATCTAATGCTTGTGGACTTCCAGGTCTTCCAGAGATAGAAATAAATAGTCCAACAGGTGAGGGTGCTATTATTGAACCAATCGTATCATTCACTCCTGTTGCCGAGTTTAATGAAACCGATATAGATACAGGTGTAGATGGAGATCCACAGTTACAACTAGATGGTCCCATTGATACTCTGAGAGGAAGAAGTGTGTTAGTAGAGAGAGGATTTACAAGAAAAGATCTTGTCCGTGTTGTTGATTGTGTAAGTTAAATGACAAAACCCCTACCAGTAGAGCAGATTATTGCCGATAACCAATATGGTCTCATCTTTATGGGACCATCTGGTGAGCAGGATAAAGTTGGAGAAAGTGTAGACACTTGTATGATTGTCGATCTGAAAGGTGGACAACATCAAACATATACACTAGGTGGCAATAAAGCAGAGATTATTCCTGGTTGTTCACACGAAATTTGTGGAACTAATCTTACAAAAGAAAGAAATGAAGGTGAAAAAGAAAATATTGCAAAATCAATCGTTGCCGAAAATGGAGACATCGTATTAGATGCTCAAAATGGAAATCTCAAAATTATAGCAAAAAATATATACATCGAAACAATTGGTTCTGGTAGTGACGGATCTGTTTTAATTAAGGCAAATGATCACATTACAATGAGAGCAGATGAACAACTCAATCTTGCCGGTGGTAAAGTTTGTGTAACTGCCGCTGATAGTATTACTCTCAATGCAAAAGGAAATCTTAGAATATTGTATGATGAGATCATGCAAGGTTCACCATTAAGTGGATTATTGGGAACATTTATGCCGGGTCCAGTTGCTAGTTTAATTACAGATATTGCGGAGACTTGTAAGTAATGGCTTTTCAAAATTTAGAAACAGGCACTTTAGATGTTTTCGATCCAATACGGGGAGGTGCATTAAATTTCCCTTCTGGTTTCTGGGAACCTGGATCACTTTCAGCATATAAGGGACACTTTGGTACTGGTGCGGCAGCCACTCCATTTAGTGCCGCACTTGTGGTAGGAACATCAGCAACTTCACCATTGAGTTTCAATTCTATTGGTCTTGATCTTCACACTGGTGTTTGGAATACACTTGGTACTGATATAAAATTTGGAACTGATGTCTCACTTGGACCATTAAAAGCTATATATAGTGCTATCGAATCATCATTAGCTGGTCTTAAATCTTCAGTTGTACCAAAGAAACTTTATACTGCACCAGTTGATAATACCAATGCTGCATCTGAGTCTCACAATAGTCCACTTGGTTCGTTAAATGGATCTTGGACGTATAATGGAGAGATCCTTACTACTGGTCCACACACATCTGACGTAAGACTTAAAAAGAATATAGAACCATTAACAAATGGTCTGGATAAAATTATGAGATTGAATCCAGTGACTTTTAATTGGGATGAAGAAATTGTTCCAAATCTTGCCAAGAAATATCCAAATATGATTGGATTAATTGCACAGGAAGTTGAAAAAGTTGTGCCAGAAGTCGTTTATAGACAGAAGGTAATTAGTGTTAAAGGTGGTAAACAAAAAGCAAGAACTTATAAAAGAGTTCTTTATGAAAATCTAGTTGCTCACCTTATCGATGGAATGAAAGAACAACAAAAACAAATTGAAGAACTAAAGCAAAGAGTATCTGAACTGGAGAACTGAAAATGAATGAATCATTAAAGAATAGGGCAATAGAACTATTTGAAAAGGATCAAAAACGATTAGATGGTGCTTTTGATAATCCATCTCCAGATGTCACCGCACCAGAAAAAATAGAAAAAGTTACTATTACTCAGAATGATGATGGAACTTACTCCAAACAAACAGAAGAAGTAGATTCAAATCTTTATGATCATGGTGTTGTTGGAACAGTTGAAGCAGAAATTGAGAGAGATGCCCAAACACTTCAAGAATTATGTAAAGAATTTGATGAAAAAATTCTATCATTTAATGCACAAATCAATGCAAAGAAGCAAGAAATCGTAACTTTATCTGCTGAAGCAATTGCCCGTAACTGTTGGCCAGGTATTGCATATACTGCTCTAACTATCGGTAGTGGTATTAGACCTGTAGCAGCTATTACCACTAATTTTGGCAATCCTTATGATATTATTGAGGATAGAGAGGCACTTGAAGTTTATGATAGTATGGCAGGATCAAATGCAAATTATGGTGCTGAGAATCCATTTGAACCAACTAAAATTGTAACTTTAACACCATCATATGCTGGGTTTGGGCACGAAAATCTTAGAGATAATGGCAGATTATCGTCTGGAGATGCTGCCACAGAAGTAGAAGCAGATGATTATAATGTTGGTGGTGGTGGTGGTGGAGATTTTGAAGAGGATTATCTAGACACTTTCCAACCTTCTTCGACTTTAGGAACGGGAAGAGATGATGTATCTACAACTGCTTCTGATCATGAAGGATATCCTAGAATTGTTGGATCTGCAGGAATTAATACTTCTTGGTGGTATGCTGGTGTTGGTGTTGCACCAGATGCATCTTTGACGGATTTAACGGGAATTGATGGTCAAAATCATTGTGTGGCAATTGCATCGTCAATTACTACTCTTATTTCAGAAATACAAACTCTTCGTTCTCAAAGAGATGCTGCTGTTGGTGGTGCAGAACGAACAGATCTTAACGACGTAAGAGAAAAGAAGATGGAAAAAGAACTACAAGACTGGGGATCAAAAAATATTAGAGCTGAACAAGAAAAGAGGAAAACCGTAAATGTGGGTGTAATTTCTTCAGTCAATAATTTATCAAATCTTTGATCTGACCAGTTTGCCGACTGGCACAGTTGACACCCTTGCTCGGATGCCCTATAATATATGGGTAATCAAGGGAAGCACCCCATGCAACGCACCGAAGAGTTTGTCGAAGGTATTGTGATCGACATCTGCTCTCGTTCTTTTCTCCTCCTGAGTGATCAGGGTGATGAAAAGTTTGTGGAATGTGATACTGTTGATCAGTTCATGTCTGTACTGGATGTTGTTACTTCTAACCTGAATGATGATCAAATTGAGTATGCTGACCTTGCTATTGCATGATAAATAAATCAACTGTGGAACATTGATGGAAGTTTTTACTTTACAGGAATGGGAAGAAAATTTTGATGCATTATTCAAAAGAGTTGAAGACGGGGAGACAATAGGAGTGGTCAGAAAAGACGGAAAAGCAGCAGTGTTTATGCCTGCTGATGAGGCAGATTTTCTGCGAATACACACAACAGACAATAACGACGCTGATTGATGTATTCTGCTCGTGAGACTTGGTAGTCAGAGAGGTTTTATAAACCTTTTCCGCCAGATTAGCGGCTTTGAGGCGGATCGTAACCGCCCACGAGTATTGTGTTTTGAAACAACTTATGATATAAATAATATTATAGAATGTTTCAAAACACATAATGAAAACCCACACAATAATCTGCAAAAATTGCTCAAATCCCTTTGAAGCACAAGATAAAAGGAGAAAGTTTTGCAGTAGAAGTTGTGCAGCAATTTTAAACAACTCTCATCATCCAAAAAATCCTAAAAAAGGAAAGTGTAAAGATTGTCAAAAATCTATTTGGTCTAATAGAGTTCGATGTATGGATTGTCATCTTGTATGGAAAAGTGGACTAAATTTTGATGATAAAACTCTTGATGAAATGAAACTTCTTGGAAAAACTCCATCAAACATCTATGGTGCTGTTAGATGGAGAGCAAGAAAAGTTGCTAAACTTGAAGGATGGACAGAATGCTGCAAATGTGGTTATAATAAGCATATAGAGGTTGCTCACAAAAAAGCAATTTCAGATTTTGAAGGCAACACTCTTGTCTCCATAATCAATGCTAAAGAAAATTTAATGCCTTTATGTCCCAACTGTCATTGGGAATTTGATAACTTGCTCGTTTAGCAATCTGTCGAATGCAATCGTCTCATAAACGATCGAAGGTGGGTTAGATTCCCACAACGAGCACTTGACCATAATGACTCCTTGAGTTATAATGGTCCCATCGGGTGAATAGCTCAGAGGTAGAGCATCTCCTTTACACGGAGGCGGTCGGGGGTTCGATCCCCTCTTCACCCACCTTGCGAGTATGGTGGAATCGGTAGACACACCAGACTTAAAATCTGTTGACCATCACGGTCGTGGGAGTTCAAGTCTCCCTACTCGCACTATATAAAAATAAAATATGAAACTAATCGAACGCATCGAAGAACTTTCAAAGACTTTACCAAGACCTTCTTATAGTGAAGCAGATACTAAAGGAAAGTCACTTGTGATAAAGTGGATGTTAGAAGACGGTTTGACCGTAAATAAAGACATCTATGGTAACATAAGAGGAGTTCTTCCTGGTTCCGGTGCTCCTATTGTTACTGGTTCACATACAGATACTGTAGCAACTGCCGGTAAGTATGATGGTGCTCTGGGTGTTTTGGCAGGATTAGAAGCAGCTAGAGAACTGAAAGGTAAATTAAAGCACCCATTGGAAGTTGTAATCTTTGATGATGAAGAAAATACAATGGGTGGATCAGTTGGATACTGCTCAAAAAAACCAGATATTAAGGCATTCGTTGAACTTCACGTTGAACAAGGACCAGTATTGGATGTTCAGCAATTAGATATTGGCATTGTTCAGGGTATCGTAGGACAGAGAAGATGCTCTGTTTCTGTATTTGGACAAGAGAATCATGCAGGAACAACACCAATGAATATGAGAGATGATGCTCTCGTAAAAACTGCGGAGATCATCACTTACATCAATAAGAAAGCACAAGAGTGTGATGGATTGGTTGCAACTGTTGGTGTATTAGATGTTCATCCAAATGCATTCAGTGTTGTTCCTGGTCGTGTTGATTTTACATTACAGGTACGAGATTTGTATGCTGATACGATGGAGAGTTTTGTAGAAGATGTATGTAAGAAGTTTGATTTAAGATATGAAATCTCTCATCAGTCAGAACCTGCACTATGTGATAAGAAGATTATGGAGTTTATATCAGAATCTTGTGGTGATTTGAAGAGTATTGAGATGCCTTCAAGAGCATCACACGATGCACAGAACTTTACATTTTGTCCAATGGGTATGATATTTGTCCCATCAATTGGTGGTATCAGTCATTCTCCGAAAGAAAAGACCACAGATCAGATGTGTATCAATGGAGCAAATGTCTTAACAAATACCATCAAAATGATTGATGAGATGTAAAATAAATACTCTAAAGGAAATAAAGTGATGTCTTATACAGTAAGTACGAAACACTGTTGGTATAACGACGAGAGAATAATAGTGAAAATGTATTTCTTAAATGATATACCTTTCACATTTGATGAAATGCCAGATGGACATCTTTATGATAAAGATTTAGTAGAAGAGGCAAATAAAAATAAGTCTTATGAAGTTGATGATGTTTATAAAGGATCAACTTATTTGATATTAGAAGAGGCACATCCTTGCTTTGATCCTGTAGAGATATCAAACCCACAAATTTTGCCCGAAGACTTAATTCCTTTCTATGACGAGGAGGATTTGCTAGGATAAATAAATCATAGTAGAAAGTTATTGGTGCGGAGTCTTGGGATTAAACAAATTAGATAATTTCATCAAAAACACTGAAGGTCGTATTTTATATGTAAGTCCTGCAGATCTGGATGCAACTGACAGTATTGATAACACTGGTAATTCTCTTGCCAGACCTTTTAAAACGATTCAGAGGGCAATCTTAGAATCGGCAAGATTTTCATATGTAAAAGGAAATAGTAACGATCTCATTGAGAAAACTACTATTCTTTTGATGCCTGGTGAGCACATTGTTGATAATAGACCGGGATTTTATATCAAAAATACTAGTGGTCAGGCAAGAACTGTATCTCGCAGTGGAGCAGATACAGCAGCACAAACCACACTCAACTTAGATTTAAATACAAATTTTGATTTAACACAAGAAGATAATATTCTCTATAAGTTCAACAGTGTAAATGGTGGTGTCATTGTACCTAGAGGCACTTCTCTTGTCGGTCTTGATCTGAGAAAAACTAAAATCAGACCCCTATATGTTCCAAACCCAACTGATGTTAATGTAGATCCCTCTGCAATCTTTAGAATCACTGGTACTTGTTACTTCTGGCAGTTCTCTCTCTTTGATGGTTTAGAGTCTGGTACAGTCTATACAGATCCAGATGATTTCTCTGTAAATAATAAATCAAAACCAATTTTTTCACACCATAAACTAACTTGCTTTGAGTATGCCGATGGTGTAAATAAGGTCATTAGAGGTGGAACAACCTATGATTTGACCGATCTTGATATGTATTATGCGAAACTTTCGAACGCATACAATACAGGATCAGGTAGTCCAGATAGAAATATTGATAGTAAGTATCCTGCTGAACCTGGTGGATTTGCAAAGCAAAGACCAGAATGGGAGATTGTCGGTGCATTTGCATCTGATCCCATTTCTATTGCTTCAATCGAAGCAGGTGCTGGTGGAGTTCCAAACAATCAGGTCACAGTAACAACAGCAGTAGATCACGAACTTTCAGCAGGAACTCCCATCAAGATTACTGGTGTATCTCCAGCAGATTACAACATTTCAACAAAAGTTCAGAATGTTGATCCAGATAATCCGAGAGTATTCACTTATCTTCTTCCAACATTTAGAAAAAATCTTCCTACTCCAGGAACTGCTTCTGGTGCAGAAGTAACGATTGAAACTGATACGGTATCTGGTGCATCTCCATATATCTTCAATATTTCAATGCGCTCCGTTTATGGTTTGAACGGAATGTTAGCAGACGGAAGTAAGGCATCTGGTTTCCGTTCGATGGTTGTTGCACAGTTTACTGGTGTTTCACTACAAAAAGATGATCGTGCATTCGTAAAATATAACAAATCTTCAAGAAACTATGATTCTATTGGCATCACTAGAGTTTCCGGTGCAGATTTGTCAAATGGTTCTTCTTCAACAAATCCTAACAAAATCTACCATTTAGATTCTGAAGCAATATATCGCAGAGGATGGGGTCAGACACACATTAAAATCACCAATGATGCGATCTTACAGATTGTTTCCGTGTTTGCGATTGGATATCATAAACACTTTACTTGTGAGAGTGGTGGTGATGCTTCTATTACAAACTCCAACTCAAACTTCGGACAACTATCTCTTGTTTCCGATGGATTTAAAAAGACGGCATTTGCAAAGGATAATAAAGCATTTATCACTCACGTTATTCCACCAAGATCTACAAATGAAGCAGAAGAAAATATCGATTGGTTGAGTATTGATGTTGGTGTTACAACAGCAGCTGGTATTTCAACACACCTCTATCTTCGTGGATTCGAATCAAGAGATGATGTTCCACCAGTACTGACTCAGGGATATCGTATTGGTGCAAAAGTCAATGATAAGTTGTTTGTAAATGTTGGTTCCGGAACCAGTGAAGCAAACATTTATATGCAAGATGGTTCTTCGACATCATTCAAAGAGTTTGATGTTACTGCCGTAGCAGATAGCAAATTAACGATTGGTTTAAATCACAAACTACAAACTGGTGAAAAAGTCATTCTTCTGAGTGATTCTGCAGACTATCCAGAAAATATAGAACCACATAAGGTTTATTTTGTAATCTCTCTTGCCGATGCGACTGATGTTGCGGATAGACCTAAGATTCAGTTGGCATCAACAAAAACAGATGCCGACAATAATAATGCCATAACATTATATGGTGGAACAGATCTTAGAGTTAGAAGCAGAGTTACTGATAAATCTGCCGGAGAGGCAGGACATCCTGTCCAGTTTGATACTGCACAAAGTCGTTGGTACATTACTGTCGATTCATCGAACGGTATCTACTCCACTCTCAATACTCTTGGTGTTGCCGGTATTGGTGCAGAAACAAATCCATCTTTTGTAAAGAGAAATCCCGATAACAGAAGTTTGGATGAGAAGATTTATAAGTTCAGAGTTGTTATTCCAAAAGAACTTCCAAACGCAAAGACACCCGAATCTGGATTTATTATTCAAGAATCCAGTACAACTGGTTTTACTTCCACTGCAGAATCTAGTTTTACAACTATTGGACTCAATAACTTTGAATATAATAGAAACCCAAGATTCATCTCAAACTGTTCTCATAACACAGGAATCTCTTCTGTAATTACAGAACTTCCCCACAATCTTGATGTTGGTGATCAAATTATCATCACTAATGTAACTGATACCAATAATACTGTTGGATCCGCAACCAGTGGATACAATGGAACATTTACTGTTGCATCCGTAAGTGCCGACAATATGTCATTCACTTATGCAAATGCAACTGGTAATCCAGGAACATTTAATAATGATACCAGTACAAGAGATATCAATCTGCCAAGATATCAAAGAAACGATTTACAGAGTAACTTCTATCTTTATCGCAATGAAGTCATTAATGAATATATTGATGGACAACAAGATGGTGTATATCACATCTATGCACTGAAGGCAGACAATGCAATCACTGCAGAGTTTACGGATCTTGAATATGGACAAAATGTTACTGATCTTTATCCACAAACTGATAGAGATAATGTAAATGATAATCCGGCATCATCTAAATCGAGAGCACTGTCTTTCCCAATCGGTGATGTTCATACCAGTGATTTGAAAGGGAGCATTACAAGGGAGTCTGCCGATTCTTTTGTAACTCATCTTGCCGGTGGACTGATTGTTGATTCTGTTCTTCCACTAAGTGCCGGTATTCAGACAGTTACTTTCTCCAGAAATCACACATTTGCTGGTGTATCTACAGCAGCACTTACGAGTGCAGGTACAGGAACGAGAACAAACGGAACATATTATAATGTAAAACTCTATAATAATAGTGCATATTCATCTTGGAATGGAGCAACTGGTATTGTAAGTGTAACCAGTAATACGATTCAATCTTTCCAGATTCAGGCACCTGGTTCTGGTTATTCGAGTGGAGATACACTCTACTTTGATAACAGTGCAATGGGTGGTAATCAAGATGGTTATATCACTCTTTCAAACTCTGGTATTACTACCAATATTGGTGAGGCACTTCAGTTTACTGGTATTTCAACCATTTCTGATGCATATTATCGCATCACTGACGTTCCAACTGCTAATAGAATTGCAATCACAAGAACAACCAGTGATCCTATTCTGAAGGCAGGACACATCGTTCTCAATGTAGGTCCTTCCATTGTCATAAGTTCTTCTACTTTTGCAAGTGGCACTACGACTTTCACCTGTTCATCAGCACACGGTCTTGTTGCAGGTAATAAGTTCAGAGTTGTTGATTCAAGTAATAACAATCTTGGTGATTATCTTGTCAAATCAAAAGTCAGCACCACAGTATTTACTGCCACAACCACAACTCAACTAACGAGTCCTGCAAGAATATTCAAACATAGTTTTTCATCAAACTCTGGAGTATCTGATAGAAGTCAGGAAAACTTGGCTGCTAGACAACAATATTTCTATGATGGAGATACTCTAACCATTAGTAATAGTGGAAATGTTATTGGTCTAACCACAACATTAATCCCAGTAACTCATCCAAACTCTGGTGCTGCAACTGGTGTTGGAATCACAGAAAGATTCCCACTTGGAACTTATATTCAGATTGATGACGAGGTAATGAGAGTTGCATCTTCAACTCTCACAGGAGTCAATAAAATAACCGTTCTTCGTGGAGTATTTTCGACTAATGTTGGAATACACTCCGATACATCACTGATTAAAAAGATCAGACCAGTTCCCGTTGAATTCCGTAGACCATCAATCATTCGTGCATCAGGTCATACATTTGAATATCTTGGTTATGGTCCTGGTAACTATTCCACAGGTCTTCCACAGGTTCAGACAAGAACTCTTACAGAAAGAGAAGAATTCTTGTCACAGGCACAGGAAAGATCTGCCGGTATTGTTGTTTACACTGGTATGAACAACAGAGGTGACTTCTACATTGGTAACACTAAGAAGTCTTCCTCTACTGGTGAAGAAACTTCGTTTGATACTCCAATTCCAACAGTTACTGGTGAAGATCCAGCACGTTTGAGTGCAATCTTCGACGAGATTACTGTTAAGGAAAGAATCATTGTTGAAGGTGGAGATTCTAGACAAATCCTTTCACAGTTTGATGGACCAGTTACATTCAATAATGAAGTTGGGATCAAGAAAAGGGCTACCTTCTCCAAACAAATTATAGTTAAGGATGATAGAGAATCCACAAGTGCCACATCTGGAGCACTTGTAGTCACGGGTGGCGTTGGTATTGCCAAGAATGTGAACATCGGTGGAAGTATGTTCTTCCCTGATGATAAGAAATTATATTTTGGTACTGATGATGATTTAGAAATAGTTCATGATGGATCTAATTCTATTATTAGATCTACTGGATCTACAATTAGATTGCAAACCGAGGAAATTTTTGTTCTGGAAGAATCTAGTGCTGGTAATAATTTCCTCAGGGCTAATTTATCAGGTAATG